GAGAAGCAGCACCGGGAGTCCAGTCTGTTTCATCGTTAATATCAGACCAGTAGACCTTGTTTTCCTCGCCACCTACATTAGCAGCAACCACAAAGTCCCGAACTACTGTGACGAACTTAGCCGTAGGAGCAGCAGCATCCAAATCATTAACTGTCGTAGAACCACCTAAGTCCCAATATTGAAGTTTGCTATTACCGTTAGCAAGAATCAACTTAGAGCCAAACTGAGTTACATCCCATGATTCAATAGACGAATAAGTAGTCTTTACAGCATCTAAACTTGCATCGCTAGAGTCAAACTTATAAATCGAAGTAGCACTAGCAGCAAAAAGAGAGGAAGAACCAGCAGACTTACCTGCAAAAGCAACGAGCAGAGTTTCTCCAGCAGCGTCAGAATAATCAGCGGCATCTCGTAAAGGGGCATAACCGTTAGTAACAGGATAACAATTTACTGCTTCCATTACAGCACCAGTAACTCCGGGCTGATCTGGCAACCATTCACCAAATGTTATTTTCATTGCCTCACCCAATTCGTTGATCTAGGCTGAGTAACTTGCCATATGCCAGCACTTGCAGGGTCTGTATAGTCATTCTCTGCATATCCAGCAACCCAATAATCATATTCAACATATGGCTGTAATGCATAACTCCAAATGGTTGAACTAGGTACAACATCAACCCATTCATATCCTATTATATTTCCAATAACATTAACAGACGCATTAACTTTAATATCAGAAGAAACTCCACCACTTATATTTGCATTAGCAGTTACCGTCGCTGTAGCATCAATAGAAGCCGATGCAGCAGAATATCTAGTCCCGTCTGCTGTAACCGTAGCCGTTGCGCTAACAGCCCCAGAGAAGTCTTTTAATCGATCTCCAGCAGCGGTTACAGTAGCAGTTGCACTTACAGCAGCATTTGCATCAATAACAAACGTAACACCAATAGAAACTGTTCCTGTAATCGATCCACTTGCCTCAATTACATAACCACCATTAGCTGTTACTGTTGCATTTCCAGAAACATCAGCAGAACCAAGTGCAATTCGAATACCAGCAGCAGTTGCAGTAGCAGTACCAGATACACTTCCAGAGAAACTAACTACTCTAAGCGCACTAGCTGTAACTGTAGCTGATGCTGTTACAGAAGCATTAGCCTCTACAGGGATAGTTTCATATTCAGAATATCCACTAGCCCAATAGTCAGTCACGACATAGGGATCAGGCTGGCTTAAATCTCCTTCGCCATATCCTTGAAGCCAATAGTCGTAATCTACATAGTTAGCCACTCACTACATCCCAAGATTGATTATCTTCATTCCATGAGTACATTTGACCATCAGTCGGCATAGGAATAGGAGCACCCCACAAGCACGAATGCTCGTTTAGAACCCAACTTGCAAACGGTTGAGGCGGGATAAACGCATCGTGCTGCGTGTCATAGGCGTAACCGATTCCAGCAAAGTTTTTACGAAACGGAGTGCCGCCAGCTATATGCACGCCACCAATAGTGTTGTAGCTAGTACGCTTGCAGACCTGACCGCGAAACTCACCATAGTGTTGTTCCCAATCAATGCCATCCTCGCCTTCGTCTTTTCCAACAATGACTTCAGTAACAATATTGTTCTCGTCTAAAAATGCGTAATGAGCCATAGATGCCTCTTAATTCCACTGAATGTTGCCAGTGCCTGCTGTGATTGTTGTAATATTGAATCCACCAGACGTTGTTGTAGATAAAGTCAAACCACCACCCGGATTAGATAATGTGTAAGTGCTTGGATACTTCAAAATGATCACACCAGAACTACCTGCGCTTCCAGAAATATTCCGTCCAGTTCTTGTCTCTGAACCTTGACCACCAAAACCTTGGTTTGCTGGTGCAGTTGTAGTTCCGTTTCCGTTGTTTGAATAATACGGAGATGTGGCATAACTAGCACCACCACCACCAGCAGCATAGACAGTTGATGTTCCAGAAATAGAGTTTGTTGCACCAGCGCCGCCAGCAGTTGAAGCTTCAACGCTATTGTCAACACCTTGTGCAGTAGCTCCACCACCACCTTTTCCAGAAAAATTAACCGTTCCTGCGCCACCTTTGTATCCTTGAATGGTGGATGTTTCTCCCATCGATGTTTGCTGTGTTATGGTCAATGCAGTTCCAGCAGTACCAGTACCAGCACCACCACCACCGGAACCACCGTTAGTTCCGTTTTTGGAACTTTCATAACCACCACCGCCGCCACCTTTTGATGTGACTGTGCTTAATACAGAATCTGAACCAGTAGCACCAACCGAACCGCTTCCTAATGCTCCACCAGCGCCGACTGTGGCTGTGTAATTTGTTGCAAGAGTTGGTGCCCAACCTGTACCAACTCTATAGCCACCACCACCACCACCAGCGCCATTGTATTGATTGCCGCCGCCACCGCCACCAGCGACAACAAGCCATTCAATAGATAGTGGTGTAATTGATTTGGCAGAAAGAAGCAGATTAAGAATGCCAGTCATTACGTCAGCCCCGATCCTGAAATCAGCCAAGTCGTAGAAGTTAATTTCACCGCGCTTGCCATACCATACTGCGCCAGACTGCGGCTTCCAGTAGTACCAGTGCCAGCCAAATACAAAGTATCAGTAGTAATTGCAATGGTCACCACCTGTGAAGTCATGTTCACGAAGGTGAGCACCGTACCGACCGCATAGGCTACTGAGCCGTTTGCAGGGATCGTGAACGTCCGTGCGTTGGCATCAGTGCTTGGATGCAATATCACCTTACCTGCATCAGCTAATACCAACGTATAAGCAGCAGATTGGCTATTTACAGGCGCATTACGGAACCCAACCGCATCAGTACCATCTACCGTACAAGACGATAGTGTCCCACTAGACGGAGTACCTAGAGCACCGCCGGGAGCTACATAATCAGTACCAGCAGTAGCAGCAGCAGCTACACCAGAAGTTGCCTTAACGATACCAGTGATAGTTGCTCGTTTAAGAACTTTACCTGTAGTGCTGCTCCAAAGGGCTAATTCTGAGTCAACGCTAGACGTAATACCTTCAATCTTGTCGGTATTAAGATTCGTAAAGTTCCCGTCAACCTCAGTAAAACTAAGGGCAGAACCTTTACCAGCACGGGTAGTAATCGTAGTCATTTCTTACCCCTTATGCCAAGGTAACCGTCAAGTTAGTTGCAGATATACGGAAAATATCACCGCTACCAATTGCTTTAGAAGCATCTAGCGGAGTGTGATACAGCAAATTCCCAGACGTTACAGCATCACGAATGCCAATGTGCGTAATTGTTCCCCATGAACCTGTAGCCGTAGGAAACTCAATTGCATCACTATTACTCGTAGCGCCATTAGACGGAGAAGAAAACGTAATCGCCTGACGAGCATATGAACCACCTGAAACCTCAGTTCCAGTATCAGCATCAGTCGGATCAGTGGTATACAACGCCAAATAAGTCGTTGTAGGACTTGTATAGCTCGTATTACGCAGAGTAGCGTTAATCAGAGCGTTCTCAAGATAGTTGGACATTTCTGCCATGATTTCACCTCGTATAAGACATAGACATAGACTGACCACCGTACTCACTTGATTGGTCAGATACAGATATTGCATTTATGGAACGATCATACAAAGCAGCCCATGTCTGGAGCCTTGCATCATTCATCAAATACGGTTCAGCTTCTCCTAAAGCCGCATATAACAGCGCATCAGGATAATTTGCTAAGAATGTATTTGATGCAACAGAATCGCTAAGTGCTGTAGGCTTTGAGTAATACAGCATTTGAAGCGTATAACTTGAATCTGGTATAGGCGCTAACTGAAGTTCTGAGCCAAGTACCGTATAGTCTATTGGCTTACCTGAATCAGTAGTCCTAGAACCTGCATAGAAAGCACTTGGAGATAGATAAGTCAGTGCTGTATTCGGAGTGGTGTTGATATGAATATCACGCATCTCTAGGAAGTCCGTAGGAAGCCCTACAGTGCTAGTTCCACCCGCAGTTGATGCTGTAGCCACCACTAGCATTTGACGCGTCCTGAGGTCTCTCTGAAGCCGTATCTCAGCCAATCTGATGAAGTCAGGTATCTGGGTAGTTAAATCACTACGAGCTAGATAGTTTGCTATCGTAGTCTTTAGTTCACTGTAGCTCGTAAATGCCATGACTATTTCCTGTTGTTATGATCCTCGATGGCTGTCGGTAATACATCATCCCATCGATATTCATAAGTTCCGATATGCCCAATGTGCTTAGACAACCCATGATCGACGTATGTCTGGAATCCGTGGTCTAGTGCCTTTAGACAAAAGTGCACATCCTCACCGATAATTCCCTTACTGCCCCAACCTACGTCAAACCAAGGATTCGGCATACCCTCAAAAACCTCTTTGCTGATTAAAGCAGCACCGAAACCCACAGCCGTTACAGGCTCAACATAATCCTTACCGCGAGAATCAATCTTCACCCACTTGTGCGAAGTAATCTTCCCGTCGTCATCCTTATTTAGCTCTAAATTCAGAGCCGTACTTAAGGTAGGTTTACGTCGAGTAACAGCATTT